CCCATATTAAACATCATGTTTGCTATAACTAGCTGGGCTTCTTCAGGTAGCTCATCGAAGTCATCATACAAAACCTGACATTCATCGAGAGTTACGGCGATGTCTAGGTTGAAAGCCCTGCGTACACGCTCTTCATCTACCGGTGTGCCGATGGGTTGACCATACTCTGGATCAGCCTCAGTAATCAGGTGACCGATTCCAAAAGTTGGCAGATTTAAATGATCCAAATATATTTCGTACTTGCAGCCTTCGTCCTCTGCAAGCTCTACTCTTAGCTGATCTTTGTTCATTGCTGTCTCTGAGATATCTGTAAGTTTTTAAGGATGTCCATTGGATTACCACCAAGCAGACTTGTGTCTGGTGTCTGATTTTGTTGTGACTGTGGTGGTTGTTGTGACGCCGGAACAGGGACAAAGGTCCGAGGTCCGGGAGCCACTGGTGTAGGTGCGACCGTAGCTGGCTCTGCCTCAACTGGTGTAAATGCCGGTGCTTGTACTTGTGGTTCCATTGGTTCATCCAACCTCCGACCTCGGAACTCGCGGCGGATTTCATTTAGCTCTGGCATAGGAAGGAGGTTATCGTTTTCACGGGCGCGACGGCGAATATCGCTGCTGACTTTCATAGGCTGAAACTCGCCACGCATAAGCTGTGGAATATCTCCGACTTTATTTCTTCTCATCTCGCGGCGGATCTCAGCATCAGACATACCAAGTTGACGCATGTTTTGCACGGTGCGATACATATCACGCATGACGCGGAAACGTGCTTCGTTAGCTTCGCGGAATGTGTTAACAGCGTTTTCCGGATTCAGTGTGCTTCTTGTTGAAACAGCGGAGTTAAAAATCTGGCTGGCACTACGAATGCCACGGCTGTATTCGAAACCCTTGTACAACAGAATGTTCTCTGGCTTGACCTCAGTCTCAGACATACCTGTAAACAAGCGGAATAATTCCTGCCCAACCTTACGCTCGTTACCTGCGGGATCAGTAGAGTCTGCCATAAAGGAACGAGCAAAGCGGCCAACCTCAACGCCGGGTTCCTGTGTTTCTTTTGTCATGCCCTTTAGCTGGAAGGGTGCGCCGCCCGGAACAATTGAATCAGCGATGTGGATGAAGCTCTTGAATGCTTTGTCGCCCGGGGTATCTTCTTCGCGGAATACTTTCGCACCAGTTCCAGTAACACCGCCGCGCACAGTGGTGTCGAGGATTTTTTCAGTGATGATAGATTCACCGGCGAATGGCTCAAACATCTCTGCTATTGCGCCAAGCACGGCCTCGGTTGCAACTTCGCCGCCATCTTTACCAAGATCTTCGCCCTTGTTAATGGCGTTAAGAATGGCTAGCGCAGGGCGCTGCAAGTAATCGTAAGGGTTGGTGAAACTATAGTCGATGTAGCCTTTAAGGTTTCCGTCCTTATCCGCGCTAGTTGGAATCAAACGGCTGTTCTTCTGCCAAGAAGGGCCACTTTCACGGGCTGCGTCAATCTGTTCTTGTGATACCCCGGTCAAGTCCATAGCCATCTTTTGTAACGTGGCAGGGGCTACTACAGCGGTGGATGTGAAGCCAATTAACCGGCGCATGCCAATCTCTTGAATAGCGCGGTTAGGGTTGGCAAGCTCTTTCATAGCCTGACCAAGTGTGTTGGCGCTGGTGCGTAGAATCTCAGCGGGGAAAGCGATAAAGTCGCCGACAGGAAGTTTACGGATACCCTTGATGAACTCAGGTACGCGCTCATAGTTCGGTACAGTGTTCTTAACAATGTCTGCTGCATACTCGTCGAGGTTACGCCCAAGCGCTGCGGTTGCGGCGTCCTCAGTACCAAAGGCTTTTAAAAGCTTGTTGCGTTCGAACTCGAAGTTATAGATTTTCCAAATGTCGTCACCGCCCTGATACATATCTTTAGCGAGGGTGTTGGTGCTGCTTAAAAAGCTTCCGATCTTTGACCGAGTGAATGCATTGCCGACTTTCTGACCGACAGGAATTCCCATAATATCTGCATCAGCAGTTCGTGTGAAACCAACGCCTTCTTCAATAAGACGATCCATTTCCTTCAGTTGTGTTTGTGTGCCAACAACACCAAGACGTTGCAGGTTCTGATAGTAAGCAGCCCTAGATGCGCTGTCTCGCTTGGTGATGTTACCAATGACCATCCCCACAGATTCGAACAGGTTAGCCCCGCCGCCTACGTTGCCCTGCGACAAAGCAAACGAAGCGGCGGATGTTACGTTTCTAATCTGCGTAATAGGAGACAAAACTGTCTTTGTGTACTGGGTCAGACCTTTGCCTTTTAAGAAACCTGAATACAAGGCTCTCATTGTGTTGCCCATTGTACCAGCGTCGCCAATGGTAAGACGGGTCATGTCGTTGTAGATTCGCTTGGGAACGTACACGCCTTCGATAGAACCAAAGCCCTTGCCTAGTTGCTCATAGCCTTCTTTCATTGCTGCGGGTAACTGAGCAAATCTTGCTTCGCTGACAAAGTTGTCCCCCTGATCTACAAGCTCTGTGCGGATGTACTTAAAGTAATCATCGACCGCACGAAACTCCGCCATATCAGCGATGGTGGAAATGAACGCCTCTTGCGGATCCTTTACTTCGCCCAGCAGACTGCGAAGAACCTGATTGTTTACCTGACGTGAGGCGAACAAACCTTCCTTTATCTTCTTGTCCGCCACCCGGCTCTGTGCCTCACCAGCAGTCTTAATGCGGTTACGTCCCCGGTTCGCGTACCGGTTAACAAAGGCATCGACCAAATCTTCGGCAGCGCGATCACTTACTTTCTGAGACTTACCAACACCAACAAAGAAATCATCTGGGGTAGGCCCATCATACAAATCCTTGTACAGGTTTTCTGCCGCCTTTGGGTTTGCCTTAAAGTAAGCCAGTGCGTCCTTCCGAGATTCAAGAAACTCGTTGCTGCGGATAAAGTTTTTATCTTCAAAGACCTTGTATGTCCGGCGCAAGTAAGAACCAATGTTGTCGTTGATTGCGTTGACAACGTCATCCGCATCACGAGTAGTAAGGTAGTCCGATCCCTTGATAGCGTTAGACAGGGTATCAACTTGATTACGCATTTCTTTGGCTGGTGCTTTCAGGAAATCAGGAAGCATGTCCTCAAGAGGAACACCTGTTTCTTTTGCGTTACGCACAAAGTCAGGGTCTTTTGTCAGGTAACCATACAGTCTGTTCAACACCTCTGATCTGACCAGCGGTGTGCCTTCAGCCATAACAGTCTCTGACTTTTTAAACGCCTTGTCGATGCCGTCTTGCACCTGTTTCAAGGACCGAGCAGCGCGGCCCAACTCGGCGTCAATCTTGCCCGTGATTGTAGACTTAACCTCAAACACATCCTGCGGTAGGTTACCACGAGCGCGAAACACGGAGGCAATACTGTTCAGTGAATCACCAACGAGATCATCACGTTCGGCAAGCTTCCGGATGGGCTTGCTGATAGCTTCAGCAGCAGGAAGAATACCTTTTCTTACAATGGGGGAAACAATAGGCGTAGCAACTTTAGTAGTCACACGCCCTGCCAAGCCCAGACCTTTTAATGCGGGGTCAACAAGTGCGGTTGCGCCACCGGCTTCGAGGAAGAAACTAAGTCTGTTACCTATTCTGGCCGCTGCTTTTTCTTTACCTTGCAGACCAATCGTATCTTCTGTTTGTGTTGGGCCAGTCTCGAAAAAGTCACCTAATGTTGTGACACCATCAGTAGCCACAAGAGCATCTGTTGCACCAGCGGCACCAATCTGCGCTAGTTTTCTAGTCGTAGATCCGAGGTTCGCGATCCGAGAGAGTTTGCTTGCAGCACCAGCGGCACCAAGACCGGGAACTACAAACTGACCAACGACTTCTGCGATCGCTCCGGCAGTGCCTTCAGGGTCAATACCCGCTGACTCACGGATACCATCAAACAACGCTGTTACATCACTTGAGTAATCCGTGTCATAGATTATATCAACACCAGCGGCGGCAAGTTCGCCAAGACCTTGCGGTATGCCAAGTAGGCCGGAGGCAAGACCTTCGGCTATTTCCTGTGTTGTTGATTCTTGGGTCTCGGACA